AAGGGTCTGAATAATATATATCATCTTGAAATGGATTTGGTTCCTGTTCTGGTTGTAATGGAACTTACTGGTGTCTACTTGGACAGGGATGAGTGGACTTCCTTGAAAGATATAGCAATTATAGATAGGGATATAAGTTATAGTAAAATTCTTGACGTTATTTTGGAGAAGATAGATTTTACTTCTTATGCCAATGGAGCTGTTCTAGCGGATACATTCTTTGTACCTGTAAAGAGTAAGAAAGCTAGGCTTGCCCTTGAATCGTTAGTAGATTCTTCCGTACTAAAAGGTTGGCTAAGAGAGAGCATAAACATAAACTCTCCTAAACAGTTACTAGCAATCCTCAATAAAACATTTAAGATTAAAGTAGATTCTACTGACGAGAAGTTATTAAAAGATGTAAAGGATGATACTATTATACCCCACATTCTCGGATATAGGGGCTACAATAAAAAGATTACAACCTACGGGGATGATTTTCTAAAGCACATCCACCCAGTTACTGGTAGAATACACTCCGAGTTTTTACAGAATGGTACTACATCTGGAAGATTCAGTTCTACCAACCCAAACCTGCAAAATATTCCAGCAGATAAGGAATATAGGAAGCCATTCAAAGCACCAGAAGGAAAGTTACTCCTATCCCTAGACTACTCCCAACAGGAGTATAGACTGGCTGGTGCAATATCAAAGGATCCTGTAATCATAGAGTCATATGTCTTAGGAAAGGATATGCATACTGCTACGGCTTCAATTATCTTTGGTGTGCCTTTAGATTCTGTTACAAAAGAAGAGCGTGGTCTAGGAAAGACAATCAACTTCGCAGTACTATACGGTTCTACCGCCTATGGGTTGGGTTTCAACCTAAAAATTAAATCAGCAGTAGCCGAGGAGTTCTTAGAGAAATTCTACAAAGGATACCCAACACTAACTATTTTCAAGAGAGCTATAGAAGATGCGATATGGGAAAAGAAATATTCCTCTACTGTAATGGGTAGGAAAAGATATTGGGAAAATAAAGCTTTCTTTGTTGATTATAAGGAAGCTGATAAGTGGGAAGCCCGTGTACGAAGAGAGGGGTTCAATCACATCATTCAGGGAACAGGTGCTGACGTTACCAAGTTAGCCATGATAAAGATGTTCAGAGAAAATCCGTTCGGAGATTCTTTCAAACTAATCATGCAGGTTCACGATGAACTTGTAGTAGAGATAGATGAGGAGATAGCAAAAGACGCGGATATATTCGGAAAGAAGTGCATGATAGATGTATTCCAACCCTTTCTAGGGGTTATACCAGCCGCAGTAGAATCACACATAGATACTTGTTGGACCAAATAGGAGAACAAATGCCAGATTTTATAGAAACTTTAATAGACCAGTTAGGTGAAGAATTAATAGTAAAAGAGAACGTAAAGGTAGATGTTATATCTACAGGAAGTCTATCGTTGGATTCATCTATTGGAATAGGTGGAATACCTAGAGGAAGAATCACAGAGATATTTGGTGCGGAGGGTAGTGGTAAGACATCTCTAGCTCTTTCAATAGCTAGGAGTGCTATCAAACAGGGACTAAAAGTTCTCTATGTAGATGCAGAGAATATGATAAACTATGAAACAGTAGCTGACCTACTTGGAGAGGATTTGAATAAGGAGAACTTAGTTATTCTTCAGCCCGAAACAGCAGAGGAAAATCTTACTTCATGTGAGATAGGAATCAAATCGGGGGAGTTCGGACTTATTGTACTAGACTCTGTTGGTGCTCTGTCTCCAGAGGTAGAGAAGAAGAAGGAACTTACAGACCTAACTGTAGGTATCGTTCCAAAACTACTAACCCTATGGCTTAGAAGGAACGCAGTTCTAATTGGAAGGTCTAATGTTGCTTTCCTAATAATCAATCAGGTCAGAGACCAGATAGGCTCTTATGTACACGCTTTTTCTACTCCAGGTGGGCACGCCCTTAAGCACTTTGCCTCTGTAAGAATATCCTTATCTAAGGGCGAGGAAATAAAGCAAGGTACAGAATCTGTAGGAATAAACGTCAAATTCACAGTAAAGAAAAACAAGTTAGCCCCTCCATTCAGAAGCTTTCTAATCCCACTTTACTTTGGTAAAGGAATAGATAGCATAAGAGATACCATCCTGTTCTCGGAGATGCTAGGAGTCCTAAAGAAGAAAGGTTCTTACTATGTATTTGAGAAGGAAACCATTGGTCAGGGAGTATCCAAGACAGCGGAAATGTTGAGCAATAACCCAGACCTACTTGACAAGATTAGACAGATATGTTATAATTGGGTTGCTTCAGAGAATTTACCTACAGTAGAAGAAGAGGAGAAAGAAGATGAATAGAAGCATAAGGTATGAACGTCTGTTCCCAATGGGGCAGTATGTAAACGTGAAGTTTGTAGATGAAGTGAACGACCTACCAGAAGCAATTTGCATGAATGAGGACCTTATGAATAAGATAAGGTATCTCCAAATGGTAGATGTAGAACTGTCTTACAGAATCTATCTGAAACTTTACGAAAAGTCCAAGACACTCGATATAGAAGAACTGGCCAAGTCTATGGAATTTCTTGAAACAGAACGAGAAGTTACTATCAAGGGTATAGAGGCCATTCTAAATCCAAATAAGAAATTAACTGCATAAAAAGGAGAATAACCATGTCATTTTTTGATACAACAAGACCTGAAAAGTCAAGCAATTTCCGCAAGACGGAACACATAGACCTATCACCAGGCCAAACAACTATCCGTATAATTGACACCCCCGAAGAGGCGTACAAATTTCATACCCACTACATTAAAGGTGTATACATCAAATGTCTTGGGGAGGATTGTCCAGTTTGCAAGAGCAACATGAAAATCTTTGCAGAGAATCCAGACAAGTACAGAGATGTTCCTGGTTGGAGTCCTAAGGCAGAACGCTTTGCTGTAAATGTCTTTGATAAGACCCCAGTAAAGATATGCAAGAACTGCAAGGCAGAGATAAAGAAGAACGGTGCTAGTTTCCTACCCGTTTGTCCTAAGTGTAACCAACCAGTTATAGCAGAGCCAGAGGCTCCCCTAAACAAGATTAAGGTATTGGCAAAGGGCGTTACTGTTGCTGATTTGCTGAATGGAATTGACGCAAGTATCTTGGATAAAGAGGGAAACAAAGTCGGCATCAATAACTTCGACATTGTTCTCTATGTAACAGGAACTGGAAAGCAACAGACCATTTCCCCTATCCCACTGATTGATAAGACAGAGCCAGTAGAGTACAAGCCGGAAGATAAGTTCGATCTAAAGAAGATTGCGATTGAGCTAACCTCCGAGGAAATATCTGACCTACAGCGGGGTATTAGTCTGAGGGATATATTCGCCGCTCGTAAGAGTGCTGTTCCTGCTGACGGAGTAGAAGAGCCAGTTGAGGCTTCTGAAGCAGTCAAGAAGGAAATTGCTGACCTTCTAAAGTAAGTTAGTAGAGATGGGTGGGAGGTATTGGTGTAGTACAGGCATACCCGCCCATCTCTTTGAGGTTACATGGAAAATATCGCAGACCTATACTACGAAAAATTAGAGAAAGCAGAAAGTCCTGGTAAACTTCTTGCAAAATTCTATGAAGGAATTTGTGATAAGCCAGGTTCTATTCAGAATATTGTATTGTTCAATAAGCTAGTGAAGGTATATGGAAAGTACATCCCGTTTTTCGCCATCCTAGACCTGTATTCATTTGATGGAGAAGTTACAAGTCCATACGGACTCCTATCATTTTATTGTAAACGAAGGATGGAACAGAAGATGGCAGTTGTTGTACTGAATGATGCCTATAAACCCCTTGATGGGAATATTAATAAGATTCTTGAGCAGATTGAGAAACAGAAAGAAAATCCCATTAAGATAAGGAAGCTATAAATGGTGGAGAAAAAACTTTCAATCGAACCAGAGATAGCTGTTTTATCTATCATACTAAACAATCCAGATGTGGTTTATAATCTTGAGGGATTGAAAACCTACATGTTCGTTACTGATACCCACAAGAATATCTTTTCTATCGTAGATGCTATCAGAGAGATCCATAAGCTTCCTGACATGGCTATGGTAATAAATTATGCAAGGTCATTGAATAAAATGGATGCTTGTGGTGGTGAGCAGTACATATCTCACCTGCAAACTCAGGTATATCTCAGAGATAATCTATCTGAATATGTAAAGACTATAAAGAACTCTTATAAATTAACAACCTTCTTGGGTCTAACCAGTGGTCTATCCATAGATAATCTTAAGATTGATACCATAGATGATACTATATCTCAATATCAGAGTAACATTGAGAAACTACTTACAGACTCTGGGGGTGAAGGAACCTATGCCATTGGAACCTTACTGAGAGATTCATTCAATGAGATAGTGGACAGAGTTAAAAATCCAGGTCTCAGAGGTTCATCTACAGGGATAAAGAAAGTAGATTCCTTTACAGGTGGTTTCGATGGTGGAGATTTGTGGTACATAGGTGCTAGACCTGGAATGGGAAAGAGTGCTTTCATAAGTTGTTCTGCTCTAAGAGGAGCAAAGGGAGGGACACCAGCACTAATCTTCTCCAAAGAAATGACTCGACAACCCTTGATGGAGAGGTTTATGTCAGTAGAAACTGGCATACCCCTATTCCAGATAAGAGAGGGTTTACTAGACCAAGCACAAATGGATGTTCTAAGGGATGCTTCAAAGAAGATGGCAGACTACCCACTCTACATAGACTTGAACTTCACCAGTTCAGTAGAGCAGATAGAATCCACCATAAGAAAGTATCATTCCTTATATGATACAAGAGTAATTTATATAGATTATATTCAGCTTATGTCGGAAAGAGATGCCGACCAAACACAGGAGTTAGGTAGGATTTCTAGGAAGCTAAAGCTATTAGCAAATCAATTAGACATCACCAATGTTGTACTTTCACAGCTAAATAGGGATGTTGAGCATAGAGATAATAAGAGACCCGTAAGTGCAGACCTAAGACAGTGTGGTAATCTTGAAGAGGACGCTGATTTTATTATAGGACTATACAGGGATGAAATATATAATAGCGACACTAAAGACAAAGGTAAACTGGAGTTCATCATACTAAAGCAACGCAACGGACCTACGGGAATGTTGAAACTTGGATTTGATGGAAATACCACAACAGTTCGAGAAGATTAGCTATGCCATATAAAGATACTGGTAAAGCAAAAGAATATCAGAGAAAGTATCAACATGATTACCATGTAAGAAATAGGGATAATCCTGACTATATTGCAAAGAGCAATAATATATTTGAAGGAGGACTAATGCCAGTATACAGTAAAATTAAGGGGAATATTTTTGAACGGGAAGCAGTAAACATGCTCACAGAACTAATACCTGGAAGTAAGTGGAAGAGAGTTCCTACCAGTGGTGCTATTGGAACACGCATGGAGATACCCCTTCTATTCTCTGACTTGATTGGGGAGATAAAGGATTTTCCTAAAAGAATGAGAGGAGAAGCGAAGGCAGGTTACGGAGGTGCTAAACAATTTACCCTAAAGAAGGAATGGCTGGATAAGATACTAATGGAAGCCAAGAATACCTACTCAGTACCCTTCCTTATAGGTAAATTTTCAGGGGCTAGAGATGGTAGCAGAGTATTTGTAGCGTTGGATGTACATGTATTTGCTACACTTGTGAATCAGATAACAGATTTGCAGAGGAGATTGGATGAAGAAACCGAGAAGGTGGAACACTATCAGAAAGAACCTCTCTAAACTCCTGAACATAAGCCAAGACGTACTTGACTTTCTATCAAACTATGATATAATGTTGGCAGGTGTATCGGGTTCTTCCATAAAGGATATTAGTATAAGCCTTGATGTAACCGAGATAGATGTAAGAAAGACATTGTTAGATAACATTGGAATCTATTGTAATAATTGGGATGGATTTGATGAATCTAGCGATATAAACCCTTACTTTGTATTTAGAACAATGGTAAAAACGCTAGGGAAAGTACCTTCGGACGAGGAGTTCTCTGATGAGATGCAACGAATGACTGGAGATGCCTCATTCTTAGGTGAAGATTATAAGCAGATTTACCAAGTCATATCAATATTCAGTACCTTACGTTACAAATACTTATCAAAGTATAGAAAGGAAGATTATGGAAATTACCTCAGCAGAAATACTTAAAAAATTACCCGACTTCAGTGACCTTGTTGGTATCACAGATGATATAGCAAGAGTTATTATCAGGAAGCTCACTCTGGAAAAAGAGGTAAAGGTTTGGGAGTCAAAGATTATAAAAGAATCCATGACAAATCCCGCTCGCTTTATTGATAACAAAATTCCCTCAGTAGCTTTCATAGAAAAAGCCTACCTCTATACAGGATTTGATGGGGAGGTTCTTCCAGCAAGGGAAGAATTGATTTCAGTTACTGCCGAACTGGAAAGACTCAAGTCAAGATTAGACTTATATAAAGAATTCCTCAGCATGTGGAGAAGTTTGAACGCATCGGAAAGGGCTGTAAATGCCTGATAATATTTATATATCCGCCTCACTTCTAAAAGACTACTTGGATTGTCCTAGGAAGGTACACTACCGTCTTAATTTTCCTGAGCTAACAATACAGACTCCTGAGATGGTAGTAGGTAACATTGTACACACCACCCTAGAAAAGTTTTGGGATGGTAGGGTTGTCGCTGTTGAGTATGTTAAGGCTCAATCTATGTTGAACCACCTGACCTTAATGCACACAGATAAGGCACTCCTATGTGTAAGTAATTTCTTTGATTTCTTTCAAGGGTTAGTTACCGCCGAGGATAAGATAGAGTACAGGTTCAAGATTCCCTTTGGGGATGCTTTTCTTGTAGGAAAGATAGATAGGGTTGGAGCTTTTGGTTATGTGATGGACTGGAAAACTTCGTCCAATCACACAAGTAATGTTAACAGAGACCCACAGTTCATCTTATATCAGTATGTATATGAGCAAATATTTGAGAAGGCTCCCTCAAGTGTTATGAGAGCCAACTTAATAGATGGTTCTATAGATACCTATTCAAGAGACAAAATCATGGAGTATAGTATAATTAACTCTGTAATCCCCAGCGCAATAGAGTCTATACGAAAAGGAACTTTGTCTCCTACCGGACTGTTTGTGGGAAAGTGCGCTAGATGCCCCGCAAAAATAGCTTGCTGGAAGGATTTAGGTTACTAATATGTCATGGATAGTTCAGCGTTTACTAATGGAAACTCCTACAATCAAAGAGACTCACAACTTTGAATCAGACGATTATAATAATCTACTTATCATTGAGAAGAAGATAACCGGAATGATGGAAAAGCAGATGTTTTCTATGCAGGAGGTACATATTCTTACTCTCATACGAGAGGGATATCTATTTGGAGACATAGAGTCTCAAATAGGACTAGGAAGGGATACGGTATCAAAAATATATAAAGGTATTTGTGAACGAATCGCCTTCTCTCTAGGAGGAGAATTTACTAATGACGGTTTTATACGGGAAGTATCCAAGAAAAACCACCTCTCTCCTGAAGAACAGGCAAAGTTAGCAAGGTTCATGGAAAGTAATCTAAAACATAAAGTTCTAAGGAAACCAACGCATGAAACTAATACGGAGGATATAGAATGACACAAGATGTAAAAAAGGTGAACCCATTTAATTTTAAGTGTATTCACAGACATTCGGGAATTACTCACCCTCAGTGTTACCTGAGGTACTTATCCGGTGACACCAGTACCACAAGAAAACGTCCAAAAGTACTGGTATTTGATATAGAGACCTCTCCTCTAAAGGCTTACATCTTTGCAACCAGACTCTGGAATACAAATGTAAACGAAGAGCAAGTTCTATCTCAGTGGTTTGCTCTGTGCTGGTCAGCAAAATGGCTATTTGATGATAAGATAATCTCGGATAGAATTACTGGTAAGGAAGCTAGAGGAGAGGACGACAGTAGAATTGTACGAAGTATGTGGAATCTACTGAATGAAGCTGATATTGTTATTGCCCATAACGGGGATAAGTTTGACGTTCCTAATATGAACACTAGGTTCATTGTCAATGGACTACCCCCCACTGCCCCATATCAAACCATAGATACCTGCAGTATAGCAAAGAAACAGTTCGGTTTCTCCCACAATAATCTAAACGCTCTGGCTAAGGTGTTTGGTTTCAAGGTAAAGCTAGAGACCAACTTCGAACTCTGGAAGAGGTGCGTAGACGGAGACGAAGATTCTCTTCTAAGGATGCAGAAATATAACAAGCGTGATGTGGAAACATTAGAGGAAGTCTACATGAAGATTAGACCTTGGATTCACAACCACCCCAACTTGGGACTTTATACGGAAAATACCGAACCCATCTGTTCAAATTGTGGAAGTAGTGGTATAATTAAGACAGACAAATTCTACTACACCTTCACAGGTAAGTATGAACTATATAGATGTGAATGTGGTGCGTATATAAGAGTAAGGGCTACTTCTCTCTCTAAAGAAAAGAGGAAGAACCTTTTAGTTAGTGTCGCTAAATAGAAAAGGAGATATAATGGTTAAGGATACAGAGGAAAAAGTAATAACTGTGGTAGAATATCCTGGTGAGGATGGTAGTTTACCCACAGCCAGATATAATGTGGCATTGGATGAGGCTAAATTAGGGGATGATGGGTTCTGGGAAGTAATCAGAACCGTTAAACAAATAGTAACCTTTGATAATCAAACGTGGTACATCAGAGAGAAGGCAGTCAAATCCATAGACAAAAACTTTACTAAGGCAAGCAGAACTACCCACACAGCTATAGGCCATTTACTAGAAGAATATTCAGAGGATTTCTTTAGTAAGGGTGAGTGGGATGGACACCAGTACGTCATGGAAACTAAGGACTTAAATAAAGTAAAGATAGAGGAGCATCATGGCATCATTGAAGATGTCTCGAATACCAAAGCTTAACACTATCGTAATTCGACAGGACTCAGAGAGGGCTTTCTTTATAGCCTCTCCGACTTCTATCGTTGTTAGTGTTGATACCCTATCCTTTATCATTAAGTTTCTTACTGATAATGGGTATATAGACCACGAGGTATTGGAAGGAATTTTAGAGGAGTATCATTCCGGTGGAGGTAACGATATGAGGAGAAAAAATGACTTTGCTTTATAAAACAGTGGGCGTACTTGTATCAGGACCTATAGGTTCTGGTAAGACTACATTTTGTAGTATGTTGCATACCGAGATGTATAATCGTGGCTGGGCTGGTGAAAAATTCAGTTATGCCAACAGGGTTAAAGAAATTGCCCGTATGATGGGCTGGGATGGTGTCAAGGATGAACGAGGAAGAGAACTGCTTCAGAAACTTGGGACTGATACCGGAAGAAATTATGACCAAGATATGTGGGTAAAGTATCTGATAGACAAACACATTCCAGGTCAAGATCGGTATCCCTTTGACATCATATTTATAGATGATTGGAGATTTCCTAACGAGAGGGACTACATTGAGAAAAACCCACTATATAATTTACTTACAGTAAGGATGGTAAGAGATTGTTCCGAAGATAGTAAACATATATCGGAAATATCCCTACCAGATCATAGATTGGATACCAGTTACTATGACAGTGTAATCTATAACACAGGAGATCTATATGCACTTCAAAGAAGTGCAGTAGCAACTTCTCTGTATATCATATCCAAATATAATAAAGGAGTAAAATAAAATGAACTTTGAAACTATCGTAACCGCAGGTGGAACCACTGCCGCTATCGTACAGGGAATCAAGTGGCTATGGAGAAAGTTTGTAGCCAAGAATATGCTGTATGAATTTCCTGCATGGTTCTATGCACTATCAGTACCAGTTCTAAATATTCTGGTGGTTCCTTTACTAGCTATTGTAGGCTTCACAGGATTTGCTATGCCAACTGATTGGACTGGTTGGGTACAGAATATTATTCAGGTACTTATTGGTACTGTAATTTCATTCGTTACTTACAACGAGGCTATTAGACCTTTCAATGTATACAGGGCGGAGTTAGCCGCAAAATAATTGCTTCTTGCATAAAATCAAACTTTATGCTATAATAGAGGTAAGAATGAATGAAAAAGAGGCAAAAAGAAGTAGAAATTGCCCCTTGACAAATGAAAAGAACGGGTGTATAATTAGTACAAGATAAGGTAATACCATGTGTGCCGTTTAGAACCTCCTTTCGATTTGACAAACACCTTATCTTGATAAAGTCCGGTGGTATTGGTTAAGAGAATTCCACCAGCCGGACAGTAAGACAGGAGAGTGGCAAGCATAAGTTACGTTGATCACGCCTCTACCACTCTCCACTATCTGGGATTAGCTCAGTCCGGCAGAGCACTCGCTTTGGGAGCGAGGGGCCACAGGTCCAAATCCTGTATCCTAGACTAGATTGCCCACAGCAACACATATAAAACCTTCAAATTGGATTGAAAATGTTAACGGCAATCTGTGATATTATAGTAAGGCTACACACTGCAACACATACAATTGGTAAAGCTAAACGCTTATGGGTTCAAACCCCAAAATTTATGTAGCCTGATGAATCATTTGACTTCTTACAGCAACAAAAAATGCAGCAATGCAACTTACAGTTGAGCCCCAGGGCTCCATCGTTTCAAGAGGAGAAGTCCTCCCCCTCAAAGAGAGAAAATACTAGAAGTCAGTATTGTACTTTTACATATTGCGGGATACAGTAGTCCGGTCTAACTGGAGGGTCTCATAAACCCTGTATCGTGAGTTCGAATCTCACTCCCGCAACCTAAGGTTTTATCAGCAAGTTTCCCCTCAACTCCCCACCCCTAACGGAGTGGGTGAGAGAATAAACTGCTTATTTGCCAAAGAGATTGCTCATGGATGAGCAAGTAATCAGTAATGATTATTAACAGCAATCTTAACATATATAGAGGTTCGAATCCTCTCTTTGGCTCTAGGCTTCACACAGCAACTCATAAAATACAACTGTTAATTGTAAAAATCGAAGCCTGTTTTTGTTGGTGTAGTTCAGCGGTTAGAACGCTTCTCTGATAAGGAAGAAGTCGCTAGTCCGAATCTAGCCATCAACACCTAGCTTGCATACAGCAACACATAAAAAACTTCTGACATAAGAAAATTTTAACGCAAGCTGACAATTTATATAGTAGTTAGAAAAACCAATTTAGTTAGTTTCCGCCAACAAAAAAAATCCAATCGGAAACTAGAAAGGATGGTACACTATGAGGACTAACAGTTTTCTAAACGCACTACAGACTAGAGATGCTCTTACTGAGAATGATATGGTAACTCATTCTACCTCAGGTAGCAGGGTTCTAGATTTGTTCTATGGTATGGGTGGGTCTCGTCAGTTGAATGAGGCCAGAATCGCAGGTATGTTCTCACAGGCTTTTATTGAGAACAGACTTCTAGCTACCAAGGCATTGTTCTATAACAGGGACGTGCGTGGTGGACAGGGAGAGAGACGCTCATTCAGAATTATGTTTGAGTATCTATGCTATGATCATCCAGAGGTAGCAATCAAGAACATCCCTAACGTACCCTTCTACGGAAGATGGGACGACTTGTTCAATGCACTAGGAACTCCTGCAGAGAAGCCAGCTTTGGACTTTATAGCTACTGCTCTAAAGGCAGGAGACAAGCTATGTGCTAAGTGGATGCCTCGTGAGGGTAAGCACAACTCAGCTTGGGCAAAGATTCTTCGTACCCACCTAGAGCTAACCCCAAAGCAGTATCGTAAGCTATTGGCTGGAAACACTCAGGTTATCGAGAATTTTATGTGCTCAGGGGACTGGGGAAAGATTGACTACAACCACGTTCCTTCTGTAGCTTCCAACAAGTACAGACACGCCTTCGGAAAGCACGACTTCGAGAGGTATTCAGGATGGTTGGAGAGTCTAAGCAAGCCTGAGTCAGGAAATAAGATTCATGCTGACGCTATCTTCCCACACACCATTGTTCACGGATACCTAAGTAACCATTATGGGGGTATCAAGGGACTGGACAAGACCCTAGAGGCTCAGTGGAAGGCTCTACCTAACTATGTTCCAGATGGACACTCATTCATTCCTGTATGTGATGTTTCAGGGTCAATGAATGGAGAGCCTATGGAGGTAAGTGTAAGTCTAGGTGTATACCTATCAGAGAGGAACAAGGGACCATTCAAGGATGCGTTCCTAACTTTCTCAGGTCGTCCACAGCTACAGATTCTTACCGGAAATACCCTAAGAGGTAAGATTGAGCAGTTGGAGGCTTCACACTGGGATATGAACACCGACCTAGAGGCAGTATTCAAGTTGATATTGTCAAAGGCTACGTCAGGTTCAGTTCCTGCAGAGGATATGCCTGAGACCATCCTAATCATTTCCGATATGCAGTTCGACCAGTGTATCGAGAAGCCAAGCAACACGGCTATGGATATGATTAGAAGGCAGTACGAGACCGCTGGTTACAAGATTCCAAACGTGGTGTTCTGGAACGTAAGAACCTCACAGGGAATTCCTGTAAAGCTAGACGAGCAGGGTACTGCAATCGTAAGCGGATTCTCACCTAGCGTTATGAAGAATCTATTGAGTGGTGAGATGAGACCTGACGCAGTAATGCTTCGTACCTTGCTAGACCCAAGGTACGAGAGAGTAGTAATCTAATCCAACAGGGAGATAAAGAGTGGTGTCTCCTTCCTTAAAAGACACCACTCTCTCCTGCCTATTATGAAAGGAGTAAGTATGGCTACAAAATTAGGTAAATGGTTAGGAAGAAGTGTTAGAAAGTCCCTCAAAGTGGTATCTCCACATGCTGTTAGGACAATCCTACAGGAATCAGGGACAAGCCTTACTGCGTTGAAAGAAGTTGCAAAGAGTAACGCAGTAATCAAGGAAGCTGATGCTACCGACAAACAGACCAAGGCTCAGAAATTGGCTGTGGAAGCAAAAGCCCTCTTTGAGGATTCAACTACCATCAAGAACGCTCTTGCAGAGCTTGACTCTGCGGATGGTAAGTTATAAGTAATTGGTGTGGTCAAATCAACGGTAATGGCTAGGCTCCGAACTGTTGGTCTAATGGTCTAGCAACCACACATTAAGCGGGTATGGTATATCGGCTGTGCCTCTGCCTTCCAAGCAGGTGAAGTGGGTTCGACTCCCGCTATCCGCTCAAATAAGAATGTGAGCCAGAGGATTCATAGGACAATCCGGTATGGGATAAGCACCTAGGCTGACGGGAAGGCATACACTAAACGGTGGAGTAATCATTCCGGTGGACGGTCAATACTTACACTAGAGCCAAAAAGACTTTTGTCCGTCATTCTTATTTTATGTCTCTGTAAGCTAACGGACAAACTATCTCGCCACGAACGAGACTTTGGGAGTTCGAATCCCCCTAGAGACACCTAGTATTCCTGAAAAGCATAGAAACATAAGACAATGAGGACAACAATCTCCCTAGCCGTCTGCTAAATAACGGAATACTTATGCTTTGGTAGCTCAAAGGCAGAGCGAGTGTCTCTAAAACACTTTATAGGGGTTCAATTCCCCTTCAAAGCGCACATCTTTTTGAAAGGAGGTACACCATGTAGACAGATAAATCTCCACCATCCTGATTATATTTTATCCGACTATCATATATAAAATATAAAAAGGAGAAACAAAATGAATACACTAAGTAAAGAATTTACGTTAGGAACATTTTTTGGTGAAGACCCTGAGAACTATACAAAACTTCGTAAGCAGTGGTCTAAGATGGTAAACTCAGACACCAAAGATGAATTAACAATGGCACACCACATCCTCTATCTTATCTTGATAGGTAAGAATTGGAAGAAAGCAGTAACCCTTCCTACAAGTAAAAATAAGTTAGCGAATGGTTACAAGCCCCACATTATTGATGTGGCAGAAAGATGGAACGGTACTTTTACAAAGAACAAAATTCTATCTGCCTTCGAGGGTGTAGTAACGCCAGAGATGTATGATAACGCAGGAAAAGTAACCAACCTCGATATGTCTGAGGATGCCTACAAGGACTTGAACAATGTAGACTAATAAATATTCCTACGTTTTTGTTCGTGATGATTTACCAAACACAGTAAAACTTGTACAGGCTAGTCATGCTTGTATGGAGATGGGTTTTGTAACAGATGCACCAGAAGAGCAGACGTTCTTAGTGGCACTGTCCGTAAAGAATGAAGCAGGTTTGATAAAAGTTTCAGAACTCCTAGAACAGCAGGAGATAAAGTTCAAGATGTTTTATGAACCTGACTACAATTACGGGTACACAGCACTCTGTACAGAACCAGTTGATTTTGGAAAATACACGCTTTTCGATAGATACAATTTGGTAAAGATTGGCTCTTGACAAGCTAGAAAAAAAGTAGTATAATGTATGTGTGGATGGAATTTCCATCCACAAACGGGCTTGTAGTATAACGGCGATTACAGTTGCTTTGCAAGCATCTGACGGAGGTTCGACCCCTCTCAGGTCCACAGTAGGAGGTAGTCATCATGCAAGATTATCAGGTTGCCGTAGTAGAGTTCTGTTTCTTATGTGTAAGGTGTCTTATACCCATAGTAGTTATATTTATTATCGGGTGTATAGCAAGAAGAATATGTAAAAAGTAAGTACCCTTCTGTGGTCCAACTTGGCAGAGGCAACACGTTTAGACCGTGTACAGTGGTGGTTCGAATCCACTCAGAAGGACTGTGTTCTTGTAGTTCAGAGGCAGAATAGCCCCCTCGTAAGGGACAGACGGTGGCTCGACCCCACTCAGGAACTCTCAGGACAAAACGATTATAGAAAAGGAGATATATAATGAATCCAGAAGATTTGCTGAATAGTATGCAATTTCAATACAAAGATCTTTCACAGTGGGCAACTAATATAACCATATCTGACCCACGAATTGGGTGTAGTATCCACACCAAGACACCCGTAAAGCTGATGCCAGCTATTCCTAGAATAGAAAATGTTATCTTCAATCCACCATGCACAATTATTGTGTGGGAAGATAAGACCAAGACAATCGTAAGGTGTCACGAAGAGGAGTTCAGCGAAGAGCATGGTTTCGCTATGGCAGTAATCAAGAAGTTGTTCGGTACTCGTACTGAATACCTGAATATTATTGCTAAGGCTGACAGACAGCCTAAAGTAGAGAAGAAAGTAAAGAAGGCTAAATAAGCCTTCTCCTTACCTCGTAGCTCAACGGTGGAGCGGGAAGCTGTTAACTTCAGGGTTGCTAGTCCGAATCTAGCCGAGGTAGCAAGGATGTAAATGGAAACCGGAACTGAAAAGAAAGAACGATTACTTGGTGAGTCCTACGGGGCCGCTACATCCAGACTAAGGAAAGAAGTACTGTTCCAGTTACTTGTAAATCAAGGACTGAACGTATGCTTTCAATGTGGAAAAGAAATAGAAACTGCTGGTGAAGTTTCCATAGAACATAAGAGACCTTGGATGTCAGCGGAGAATCCAAAAGAAGCTTTCTATGACTTGGATAACATAGCCATCTCGCACTTGAGCTGTAACGTGAGAGCAGGAAACCACAAGGTTCCTCGTCCAAACAATAGAGGAGAACTTAATGGAAGTTCAAAGCTAACTTGGAAAGATGTAACTGAGATAAGACAGAAACTAATAGAGGGAGTATCCCTAGCAACTCTTTCAGAAGAGTATGGGGTTACAGAGAGAACCCTCCGGCTCATTAAAAACTCAGATATTTGGAAGTAAATGCCCTGTTCATCTAATTGGAATAGGATACGGGACTCTCAATCCCGTCATTATGAGTTCGATCCTCATACAGGGCACTCCATCACATGTGTAGGTTGGGCAGGTGGTGAGCCCTTCTGACTGTAGATCAGACGTTTCGACTTTGGAGGTTCAATTCCTCTCCTACACACTGCCTCGACTAACACAGACCTGAAAAGGTGGATGGCTCCGACTCCGAGAGCAAAATTCGGGTAAACGTGGTCAGACTCTAAGAGGCTTTATAAGTTCTTGTCGTCCAACGGACAGGATGATAGTTTCCTAAACTATAGATTACGGGTTCGAATCCCGTCAAGAACTCCTGTGCCGAGACCAAGGCTAGTGTCAATCCTACATGATTAGTAAGAGGCCCAATCACCCTCATGGATAATATGCCGTCCTTCGCCTAGAGGCCCAAGGCAACTGACTGTGAATCAGTGAACGTGAGTCCGAATCTCACAGGACTGCCCTGGCGTCACCTGCCGTAGTGGTGAGACTGGCCGGCTCGGTCACATTGGGAAGATGCCAGAGTCCGGCTGAATGGAACTGTCTTGAAAACTGTCACACCCTCAAAAGTGTCGTGGGTTCGAATCCCACCCTTCCCGCCTATCCTCCAGTGGTCCAATTTGGCAGAGGCAACCGCCTCAAGAGCGGTACAGTGAGAGTTCGAATCTCTCTTGGAGGACTGCCCGCAGAATATAGGAAATCTCGTTCACAAAGACGTAGTGTAAGGGAGCCAAGACAAAGCTATAACTCACCGAATTGGTATAAATCGGAAAGCCTGAAATACGGCCCTGAGGACAACATTACACGGATTAGTGACCTTACTGCGGGTTCATACGGTTTGATAGCTCAAATGGATAGAGCATAGTCCTGTCAAGACTAAGGCTGTGGGATCGTACCCCATTCAGACCGCCTAAATTTCCTGCTAAGATAGTAGAGGGTGAAAGTCCCTACTCTTTGATTTGTAAGGAGGTTGTGTGAACAAACTTCAACGCAGACAAGAAGGTATTAAACGAGCGAGGCGTGTACTAAGAGTGTGGAGAGGTTCTTGGGGTATCCGTCCTGATGCAAGAGAATATTTGAAGGATGGAGGAGAGTGTGAACACCGCCTGATACATACCAGAGTACCTTGTAGCTGTATGAGTTGTGGAAACCCACGCAGAAACTTTGGAGAGCGTACTATACAAGAAAAAAAGGCTGATCTAGAAAGGATAGAGGATGAATTACTGGATAACAACTGATACACACTTTGGTCACGATGCAATGATGAATCTTTGTGGGAGACCTGAAGGTTTCTCTGAGAAGATACTCATAAACCTAAATCGTACCAAGCAGTGTCCTGATGTTCTAATACATCTTGGAGACATCTGTTTTGGAAGAGAGGAGTATTGGCATAACGAAATTAGTAAGTGGGTATGTGGAAAGAAGTGGCTTATAAGAGGCAACCACGACAAGAAGAGCGATACTTGGTATCTTGAACATGGTTGGGACTTTGTAGCTGAGATGATATGGATAGAGAAGTTTGGGAAGAAGATACTATTCTCCCATAAACCCACAGTGGATTGTGGATATGATTTGAATATTCATGGTCACTTCCACAATGCAGACTACAGAAGGTTTGAGCCTGAGTTGGTAGCGATAATGAATAACAAACAGGTTCTATTGGCGTTGGAGACCACCAACTACATGCCAGTGAATCTGGAGAAGTTTGTACGACAAGCTGGTGAAGCACATTAGGATGTGTGCTTTCTTGGTAAGAAAGAGGCAGTGAGTCCGAATCTCACCACTAGCTCTGAAGTAAAATTATATAAAAGGAAAAGAGGATTATATGAGGAAAACTTTGCTTTTCGTAGTAGTAGTTGGTTTGCTTTTAGCAAGCACTGGTTTTGTATTTGCGTCTGGAAATAGGGATGTAACATCCTGTCCTGTTCCAACATCAACGGAGAGACATTCTCCAACTAAAACTAATGTTCCTCCAACGGAGACATTGGTACCTCCAACAGAGACACCAATACCTCCAACGGAAACGCCAGTACCACCTACAATAACACCAGTACCCCCAACGGATACTCCTGTTCCTCCAACGGAAACATCAATTCCACCAACAGCAACGGGAACAAATCGTCCACCTGTGGTACATGATACACCAACTCCAACGGCACATAGGTATATTCTTACCATACCAACCCCAACTCCAACAGCAGAAGCATGTAATTGTTGTGATACAAAGAATTTGGAGCGGATAGCAACTTCTTTGGAACAAATAGTAGCCATACTAAATAGAGCTTTTCCAACAAAGTAACCCTTGACAAAAGGAGAAAACATGTGTAAAATAATGATGTTTACTTGGGAGTATGACGAAGTTAGTAGGTGTAGTGTAAGAAAATATAATCTACTTACTTCAGGATTGACATGGCAGGAAGCAAAGGAAATTCGCTCCCATGACCATAGATATATGATAGTCGTAACAAAGTAATTAGTAGGTGTGAAGAACAGCTAACTAGAACTAAGCGGACGGTATATCCAGTCCTGTTCCATTAGTGATATAGTAGCATTGTATACGGACTTCTTCGTTAGTATGGGTCACACCTTTATTCTCTTGTAGCTCAACTGGTCAGAGCGGCACTCTTATAAGGTGTATGTTGGTGGTTCGACTCCACTCAGGAGAACTTGTACAGTATAAGCCCAAGGGTTAATCTATAGTAAGGGAAGAGGAAGCATCACCCAATAAGCAAACTCCTGTACATCTGGGATCGTAGCTCAACGGACTGAGCTACTGCCTTCTAAGCAGTCGGTTATGGGTTCGAATCCCATCGGTCCCTCCTATAGCAAGGATTGAGTTCCAATGAGGGATGTGGGCTACGGCAACGACACACCGCTATAATATTGACGACTAGCTCAAATGGCGGAGCAGGGGACTCTGAATCCCAAGGCTCAAGGTTCGACTCCTTGGTCGTCAGCCTTACGGAATCATGGCATAATGGTATTGCAGTGGTTTGCTAAACCATCCATCTGAATAAGGTGTCTAGGTTCAAATCCTAGTGGTTCCGCCTTGAAATTGGTACTTGACAACCATATAGATTAGGTGTATAATAGGAGATATAACATGATGCCTTATGGTGTGAAGCGAAATTGGAATGACACCGACTATGCTAAATGTTGGCGAGGTTCCAAGAGTATGCGTAAGACCGTGAAAATTCTTCACCGCAAGGAAAGAAGAATCGTTCGTCAGAATCTTATAACTATAGCGAAAGGACGTGAGGATGAAAACTAAAAGGTTGCTAGTTTGGATTGCTTTACTTGTTGCTTTGATGGGATGTGGACCTTCCGAGTTTATAAGAACCACAGACAGTACATCAGAAACTAGATCAGATGTTGTCCTGGTAGCAGAAACAAAAGTAAATTTTCTGTACAAGTACACTGATGGTTGGATCACCTGTTTTTTTCTTGAGGGAAAGAATAGTGGTATTGCAAGTCCTCTATGGTGTAAGTAAAACGGGTGTTTAGTTTAGTGGCAGAATCTTCGTCTCCAAAACGAACAGCAGAGGTTCGAATCCTCTAACTCCCGCCTTAGTGATGGGTAGGTGTCCGAGCGGCCAGGATGTGGTCTGCAAAACTACTCAGGTGAGTTCAACTCTCACCCTACCCTCAGTAAGTATGGATCTGTATATCAACGGTGAGATGGCTTTCCCTACAAGAAAGAGGTTGGTGGTCCGAATCCACTCAGATCCACTATGGGTTTATAACACAACGGACAAGTGTAGCAGACTCTTAATCTGTTAATTCGGGTTCGAATCCCGATAATCCCACTAGAAAATCCTTGGTGACTGAAACACTCCTGACTTCGGGAGCAAGGTAGCCTCAGAACAGCCATACTACTTGAGGCGTAACACGGCATAGAGATTATAACGTACCGAGATAAGGGTCTCACTGGCTAGTAGAATGTACCAGTGATAGCGGGTTCGGTGATTAAACCCCCATGAAGCTACACCGATACAGGTAAAATCCTGTAGAAGCATTGACGAGACCTTGCTAGTCTCCGAGCTTCTTGACGGAATATTACTGGATTTATGTCCTATAGTTTGCAAGGTTGGTATCTTGCCCAAGAATTTTCTTATCTACCTGTAGTATAGAAGGTCTGTACATATATCTGAAGAATATAGGGTACTGGTTCGATCCCAGTCGGGTAGGCTGTACCAAATAAATACAAGGAAAGGAATTGCTAATGGAGATGTCAAGAGTTTGGGCTATGCCCAACCATAATACATTTGAAATCAAACCAATAAGAGAATTTGTGCTAAAGTACCTCTCACAATCAAAATTTAGCATAGACCCTTTTGCTAGAGACAGCAAGTTAGCAACAATTACTAATGACCTAAATCCTGATACGGATACTGGGTATCATCTATTAGCAAAGGATTTTCTTTCTGTGATGAAGGAGAGACAAATAAAACCAGACCTGGTTATAATGGATCCTCCCTACAGTATAGGTCAGATCAAGCAGTGCTATGAAAGTTTTGGTGCCGACTTTGGACAGCATGAGGCTCAGTTTACCCCAAGTTGGGTAGAAGAACGAGACATAATCAAAGAGATATTAACAAATGGTGGTGTGGTATTGTCTTTTGGTTGGAATAGTAACTGTATGGGAAAGACAAGAGGGTTTGAAATAGTAGAAATAATGTTAGTAGCTCACGGTGGACCTCATAATGATACCATATGTGTAGCCGAAAGAAAAAATGCCGCTTAAACATATACGGTGATGCGCCTCCCTTGTAAAGAGGAAAACCGGATTCGAGTTCCGGAGGTGGCTCTAGGAGACAATATGAAATTAAAGTGTCCTGCTTGTAATTCATGTTTTGATTATGTATGGCATAGTAATCAAAGATTCTTTTGGTGTGAATTCTGCCAACATATGTATGATTTAGTAGATAATAAGTACAAAAGAATAATTGGAATGAAGGAAACTGAGGAAGGACTAAAGGTGTATTATGATGAATCTGAGTCGAGGGTATGAATTTGATGATATTCTACTTGTTCCACAACCGTCCTCTGTAACTAGCAGGGAGACGGTTGATTTGTCTACAACCATTGGAAACTTACTAATGTCTACTCCGATTATAGCCTCTCCTATGAGTGGGATTGTTGGAGTAGAATTAATTAAGGAATTAGGCAGACTTGGTGGAATAGGAATACTCCACAGATTTTACCAAAACCCTGGAAAAAGGCAGGTAGACCTACAACTTCTGGAAAGAAACGCAACCAACTTCGGGGTAGCCGTAGGTTTGGGAGATACTTTTTATCTAACTGCCTTAGAGTATGGTGCTTCTATTATCTGTGTGGATGTGGCTAACGGATACTTGGATTCCGTACTTGACTTTACCAATGAAATAGCCACCTATATACGGAATCATAATTATAACTGTATAGTTATGTCGGGGAACGTGGCTACCTTTGAGGGAGCTAAACGATTGCACGATAATGGAGCCAAGCTAATACGAGTTGGAATAGGGTCTGGACAACTATGCACTACCAGAACTAATACGGGGGTTGGAGTTCCTCAGGCTACCGCCATTCAGGATTGTAGTTACTACATGAATGACCTTGATATTCTGGAGATGGGAAGAAGAGAAAGAGCAAATCCCAAAACAGAGTGGAATGTAGTAGCTGATGGTGGAATAAAAAATTCTGGTGATGCTGTAAAAGCACTTGCCTGTGGAGCGGACTTGATTATGCTAGGTTCTTTGTTCGCCAGTTGTTTTGAATCGGATAATAATGGTAAAATTCAGGGAATGGCTTCAAGAGAATTTCAGGAACAATTCTATGGAGAAGTAAAGAAATCTGTAGAAGGTATACAAAAGAACGCAGAGAAAACTCA